GAAAAAGATACATTAGTTATGTCAAGATTATTTAACCCTGTTCGTGAGAATGGACATAGCTTGACGACTTGGGGGTGGCGTGTTGGCATGGCTAAACAAGAACAACCTGAAACCTTTGATGAGTATACACCTGCTATGTTGGACTACTGTGTTCAAGACGTAAAGCTAAATGAAGTTGTATACAATTACTTACTCAAAGAAGGTAAGATGTTTAGCGAAGACTCAATCAGTCTTGAGCACAAGGTCGCTAAGATTATGCGACAGCAAGAGAAGAATGGTTTCTTCTTTGATACTAAGAAAGCTATGGAGTTGCTTGCAGAACTCAAGGACAAACAGTTTGAAGTAGAAGAAGAAGTACATAACACATTCAAACCTAAGATGATGGATGAGAAAATAGTAACACCTTACATCAGGAAAGATGGACAGCTATCAAAGCGTGGACTCACAGATGAAGAGTATGACAACTGTATCAAGACACAGAATGTAGAACCGTTCATGAGACAGAAGTTAGTTGAGTTTAACTTAGGTAGTCGTAAGCAAATAGGAGAATACCTCATTGACTTTGGGTGGAAGCCTGAAAGATTTACTCCGACAGGTCAGCCCATTGTTGATGAGGGTACACTCAAAAAGATTGAACACATACGAGAAGCTAAACTTATTGCAGACTACCTGCTTTATCAGAAGCGTATAGCACAGGTTACATCTTGGATAGATGAACTCAAGGGTGATAGAGTACATGGGTATGTTAATCCCAATGGTACAATCACTTCTAGAATGACACACCGTAGTCCTAACATGGCACAGATTCCAAACTCTGGTAGCCCTTATGGTAAAGAGTGTCGTTCATGTTGGACAGTACCTGATGGTTATAAGTTAGTAGGTATAGATGCAAGTGGATTAGAGTTGAGAGTGTTAGCTCATTACATGAATGACCAAGAGTATATTGACGAGGTTATACATGGAGATATACACAGCAGGAATCAAGAGTTAGCAGGACTTAAGACTCGTAATGAATCGAAGACATTCATCTATGCATTTTTGTATGGGGCAGGTGATGCCAAGATAGGTTCTATATCTGGTGGTGGTGCAAAGCAAGGTAAGAAACTCAAGGCTACCTTTCTTAAAAACTTACCATCACTCAAGATACTAAAGGACAGAGTACAGAAAGCATCTGAACGTGGTTTCTTGAAAGGTCTTGATGGCAGAAAGATATATGTACGTAGTCAACATGCCGCATTAAATACTTTACTACAAGGTGGTGGTGCAATTGTTATGAAGAAAGCTATGACAATCCTACAAGAGAAGATGAGCCTCAATGCTCTCGATGCTAGGTTTGTAGCTAACATACATGATGAGTGGCAGATAGAAGTAAAAGAATCACAAGCCGAATGCGTTGGTGTGTTTGGTGTTGAAGCAATAGAAGAAGCAAGTAAATATTATAACATGCGTTGTCCTTTGACAGGAGAATACAATATAGGAGAGAATTGGTATGAAACCCACTAAAGAAAACAGAAAGAAGTTTGATATAGATTTGGCTTATGGCACAGTCAGAGAAGAGAAGATAGCAGAGATGCTAACTAATAAGAAGATAGAAGTAAAGTCTGAGAAAGACATGTGGCAAAAGACAGGTAACATTTGTATTGAATATGAATCTTGGGGTAAGCCGTCAGGTATCAAGGCTACCGAAGCAGACTACTGGTTTCATAATTTATGTGTGGGAGACAACGAGTTCTGTACTCTAGTGTTCAAGACAGATGTTCTTAAAACAATTGTAGATAAGCTAGACACATTCAAGACTGTAGCAGGTGGAGACCATAAGGCAAGCAAGATGTTCTTAGTAAACCTCCAAAAATTATTCTCATCGGATGTAATTAAAGCATTCAAGGAAGCAGAAAATGACAAAGAAAAATAAAGAAACTATTGACAAAACTAAAATAGACAACTATAATAAATTCACCTCTGAGTCTGGACATTGGTATGCACAGGACGGAGAGCCGATGTATACCATCATAGGTGCTAACGGTAAAGAACGTAATACAAATCTTAGAGATGCTAAGAAACTTAAGTTAGTTCCTTCTGTTACTACCATCTTAGGTATGATAGCCAAACCTTCCCTAGAAAACTGGAAGATTAATCAGGCTTTAAACTCGGCACTTACTTTAGAACGTAACGAAGACGAATCGTTTGAGGCTTTTGTTTATCGTTGTAAAGAAGACTCTAAGAAGATTGGTAAGAAAGCCGCCGAAGAAGGTACTCGTATTCATGCTCTTATTGAGAATGGTTTCTTAGGTAATGCTACTAGTAAGCCTTATGAAATTATTATGGAGTGGCTCAACGAACACTACCCTGATGAAGAGTGGATAGCAGAGGATTCTTTCTGTGCTAACACAGGGTACGGTGGTAAGATAGATTTATATTCTAAGTCTGGTATCTTTGTTGACTTTAAAACAAAGGATAACTTAGAAGGTAAAGACCCTGCTAAATTAGTATACGATGAACACGGTATGCAGTTGTCTGCTTATGCCCAAGGTTGTGGGTTTGATAATCCGCAGAGAGTTTCTATCTTTGTAGATAGGAAAGACACAGGTTTGATTGCTTGTTATAAGTGGGATGATGAGACACACTCTCGACACCTTAACATGTTCAACTCTATCCTTCAGTACTGGAAGCTAGTTAAGAACTACGACTCCTCTATTACTGATGTCTAGAAGAGTACCGAGAAAGCCTCGCCCTAAAAAAGTTAATGTCCCAAAAGGATATGATAGTATCTGGGAAGCCACACTGCACGACACTATATTAAAAAAGTGGAAGCATCACTGGGATAACATTGACTATATAATTAAGCATAAGTATGAGCCTGACTTTGTTAAGAAAATAAAAGGTAAGACAATCTTACTTGAAGCAAAGGGTAGGTTCTGGGATTTTGCAGAGTACAGTAAGTACATCCATATAAGGGAGGCTTTGCCAAAAGGTTATGAGTTAGTATTCTTATTTCAAAAACCTTTTGCTCCAATGCCAGCCGCAAAGAAAAGAAAGGATGGTACTAAACGTACCCATGCTGAGTGGGCTGATACTAATAATTTTAAATGGTATAACGAAGAAAGTTTACCGCATGAATGGAAAAACAATGAACTATAAATTTAAAGAAGATGATATTATAAAGGATATAATACTGTATGTAAATCAAACATATGACCAACACTATGCTAACGGTAAGTACCAAGCGACTGATATGATACTAGATGCAGGACACGGAGAAGGCTTTTGCATGGGTAACATTATGAAGTATGCAATGAGGTATGGAAAAAAGAATGGTAAGTCTGAAATGGACTTGCATAAGATTATACACTATGCTATAATAGCTTTGTATGTACAACGGAATTCAACTGATAAGGACACAGACAATGGTAGATGATAAGTTAGGTAAGAAACCTTATCTAGGAATTGAAATAGATTATGATAAAGAAAATACATTTGACAAGTTTAGTCTTGACACATTAAAGGATAGATACTTTTGGGAGAAAGAAACACATGCACAAGAAGCATTCGCAAGAGCCTCCGTCTACGGAGCAACCTACAAAGGGGACACAGATTTTGAATTGGCTCAAAGGCTTTATAACTACGCTTCCTCTCGTTGGTTCATGTTCAGCACTCCTATACTTAGTAACGGAGGTACGAGCCGTGGGCTTCCTATCAGTTGTTTTCTCAATTATGTTCCTGACAGCAGGGGTGGTTTATCTGCTCACTATGATGAGAACGTATGGCTCGCAAGTAGTGGTGGAGGCATCGGTGGATATTGGGGCGATATTAGGAGCAATGGTGTTTCAACTTCTCATGGCTCTCGTTCTACTGGAAGCATTCCTTTCCTCCACGTTGTAGACTCACAAATGTTAGCCTTTAATCAAGGCACTACAAGACGAGGAAGTTATGCGGCATACATGGACATTAGTCACCCAGAGATTGAAGAATTTATTAACATGCGAAAAGAGTCGGGTGGTGATATCAATAGGAAAAATCTTAATCTTCATAATGGTATTAACATTACTAATGCTTTCTTAAAAGCTGTTGAGAATGATGAAGACTGGAGATTGATTGACCCTAAATCTAACACGGCTGTTAAGATAGTAAACGCTAGAGATTTATGGTGGCAGATTATACATGCCAGAGCAGAGACAGGTGAACCTTACATGATAAACATTGATACTTGTAATGAATACCTGCCTAAAATGCAAAAAGATTTAGGACTAAAAATACAACAGAGCAACCTGTGTTCTGAAATTACTTTACCTACAAACGAAGAACGAA